GAAATCTTCTTCGTTATTAATATATCTCTCAACCGTATAGTGTAAAGCATTACCTCGAGCACATGCATGTCGCGTTACACGATTTGCTTCTTCTTCACCAACTCTATTCCTCCATTGAATGATAGATGCTTTTGTAAAGTATCCAAGAATAGTAGTGATTGAAGGATATGAAACTCCATCTGGCGTTAGATATGATCTACCGCTTTTCTTTGTTTCGGTATCGAGATCTTCGTATCCAAGATCAACCGACTGATGCTCAAAAGTCTTCGTTCGTGTTAAGTTCATCATAATCTATGTAATCTTCGTATTCAAATTTATCTGAGCGACGTTGCCTATTCTGTTGTTTTTCTCTCTTACGTTTTTTTCTATCAAATGAATCACCATTATACTCACGAGTTTTTTTATCTCGAATAGTCCTTAAATTTCTTTTCATTTTAGTAATGCTTAATATTTGATTTTGGACCAGCAGCTTTCTTAATTCCTTTTAATACATCATTCCAACCACTGCCAGCTCTACGAATAGTTGATACAGCTCCTTCGTATGATAATCCAGGAGCACATACACCACGTTTTACAGTTCCGTTTTTTTCACACGGACACGTCTTTCCTACTGGCTTATCTCTGTCAGCAATTGAGTGGGATTCTTCCCAGACTTTGTCGCATTTATCGCAATAGTAATCGTATGTCATAGTGTTTTAAACCAATGTGGTGTATTACGATTTGTCCATTTCATGGCAAATCTTTTTTGTTTTGTTTGATAGAAATTTTGGTATGAACCAATGCAATCATCATGATCGATACAATCTGGTTCTGAACCCATAGCAAGAGCAAATGGTGTCATATGAGACTTTTTGATATTTGTTGGCAGACGCTTGAGTACTTTAGCCAATACTTTTTCTGTTAGGTGTTGTTTACCGTAACGGTGAGTATATTCTTTGCATAGACACATAAACAAATCATAGTGCCAATTGTAATTCGAATGAGATTCCATGGTCCATACTGTACAAGGATGGCCAACGTGGACTGCTTTGTATAATACATTTTCGCGATCATCACCGAGTTCCCAATACTTTGCCATGGTTTTACCTGTCGATGAAGGTCTTCGATCCATATTACCATCGAGTATGCGATGTGCAGTCGATAGCATTTGACCTGATTCGACGATCATTTTTGGTACATGTTTGTCGCAATGCCATTCGGCTGCGACTCGAGGAACTGGTGATAATGCGAATATATTCATAGGTATAATTATATACTTATATATCGAATATGTAAATGTTTATTTTACTAGTGTGGGGAATGCCTTCTCAACAAGATTATATGTTATATTGTCATATATCTCATCGAGTTTCTTATCTTTTGCAGCGATAATTGTTTTTGCATCATTTACGTTAATCGCTTCAAGGATACCGATAAAGATCTTCTCCTTTTTAACGGCTGGCACTTTATTTCCTTTTACACAGCTACCCAAACCTTTAATGACATTTTTCAATCTTACAGGTTCTAAACCGATCGGTGAATCTAATTCTTTATATGGTGGTGCACCTGTAGGAAAGTCTAGTTCGATAGACTTATTAAAAGCAAGTTGTAGGACAGTGCGAAGGGCAAATGTATCATGCTTCTTTAGAAACTTAATACGAGGTCCTTCTGTTTTATATCCTTGAGCTTGTTCAAGAATTTCATGTAATAGTATTTCTTTATTTGTTGGTGTTTTCATGTGGAAAAAAGTCTGAAGCAGATGATACAAGATTGCTTAGTCTATTAGTAACTAAGTAATTCAATACCTTCATTTTCGGAGCTATCTTTGTGTTATTATATTTTTCGATTATTTGTTCTTTTATATTCGTAGGAATAAAGTCTAAATCAATCACCTTTTGATTTCTTTGGTAATTGCGATAAATGTTTTCTGGCATTACGTCACGCAGATTGTCAAAGTTTTCTAACCAAGCCTCTATCTTCTTCTTTGAGAGAGGTGTTTGGCGAGATCCTTCAGTAACGAATACATCATCACCGCTGAGTACATTTGGTACACCATCGCTTGAATCGCCACGGAATATATGTTCTCGAATGTAACCTACTGGATCATTCTCAGTAATAAGCTTCTTCTTCATAGGAGAGAATTGCTTTACGTTTGAGTATTTGTGCAATTGAATAAAATCTTTGTCTGCAGATACAATCATTACCTTTTCATTTTTGCCAAACTCTTGCGTTTCTTTGACTAAGGTTGCAATGATATCATCAGCTTCGACATTTCCTATATGAAGAGATACCCATGGAAGATTGGTAGCAACCTCTTCACGGATCTTAGTTAGCGTATCGAAGAAAAAGCCCCAATCCATATCGGATTTGTCTCGTGCCTTTTTGCGGTTCGCCTTATATTCAGGAAATACATCTTTTCGCCATGATCCTCCATCGCATGCTAGGATCATCTGACCGTATTCTTCTCTAAACTTTGTATTGTACATACGAATAGTATTAAGAACGACATGCCTAAGCATATCTTCGGTTGGGGTTTCGGTACCTTTCGACTGAGCAAAGAATGCTGCAACCGCGATACCTGAGTAGTCTACTATTATGATGACGCACCTCGCGTTCTATTTTGTTTATTCATAATGTATATTATACAGTAAAAATAGCTAAATGTAAACCGCTAAATTACTTCCAGAGGGCCTTAATATGAGCGCGGTGGATCTTGCCCCCGACGAAGGCATTGTGATATTCATCAGGTTTCAGCAGAACCTCTCTTAGTATTTGCTCACGTAATTCCATATAATTGAGCTCTCCCTTCGTTTTACACAGATACAGTATTTCCCGATCGAAATGGTCCAGCCCGTTCTCTTCTACGAGCATCTTTACTGCCTCACTGGAGCCGCAGTATTTCTTCCAATCTGACTCTTTGAAAGACCGTCTTTTACGCTTTTTGCCCTTAAGTGGTGGCTTGGTTACCTTTGAAAAGAATCCCTTCTTTCCGATGTATTTCATCTTTGTTTTTTTATCTGTGACAATATAGACAAAGCCTAAATTATCTTCAATCATTTCAGAGGTAAACTCTTCACCATTATAACTCCACATAGAGTTATTTATTCAACCCACGAACCGTCTTCTTTCCTCCGCTCTTTGAGTAATTCATAATCTTTTTCTTTAGATCCACCGTCGTATTGCCATGCATATCCTTTAATAACCATTATTTCATTGATAGAACAGCTGAACTCTCCAGTGTAAAGCCAACCGAGTATTCTTCCATACTTTCCTTCTTTTTCTGTACGAATGATAATATCATCGGTATCAAGCTTTTCTCTAATGAACTCTTTAGCCTCTAAGCCAAGTGCTTTTTCGGCTAGGTCTCGAGTACGAGATTCTGGCGCATCGATTCCTGCAACACGAACTCGTTCTTTCTTTGTAAGACCAAATCCTAAGTCGATTATTACATCAACGGTATCTCCATCGACGATCTTTGTTACTTCTTTTACTTTATATGTAAACATTATTCTTCCTCCATATCTATTAATTCTTCTTCTCCATAGTTTTCTGCTCCACAAAATGGGCAGTACATAGGAACTAAATCAGGATCTACGTCCTGTTCTCTGTATTGTACAGTGTATTGTGATTTGCAATGGCAGCAATATTGTGTTTCTTTTATCATTATTAACCTTCGCAAGATGTACAGGTGAGTAGATTGCGGGATAGTTCCTGTGAAGGATTCGTTCCGCGATGATAATACAACGTCTTTACTCCTTGTTCCCAAGCATAAATCAAAAGTTGATTTACATCTCTTGGCGGTGTTTTAGGATGAATCATTAAGTTAATACTTTGTGATTGATCAATATACTTCTGTCGTATTCCTGTTTGTAAAATGATTTCTTTTTGTGATATCTCACCAAACGTTTTAAACACATCTTTTTCATGATCTGATAAGAACATCAAATGTTGAACACTTCCACCTGTGACGAGGATCGACTTCCATACGTCTGTTGTGTCATTACCATATTTCTTAAGTACTTCTTTTAAATGTGGATTCTTATAGGTAAACTTACCTTTCGCCAAATCTTTTACGAAGTAATTACTATTTAAAGGCTCAACACTTGGGGAAACTTGGCCAAGAATGAATGAACTTGATGTTGTAGGTGCAACTGCTTGAGTTGTCATATTCCTGCGACCAGAACCTTTTAGTTTTTCTGGTTCACCAAATGTTTTTGCAAGCTCTGCAGATGCTAACATACTTTCGCTTTCAATATGTTTAAATATATCGTTAGTCAAACCCTTCGCTTGCAAATCTTCGAATGCGATATCTTTACTTTGGAGATATGAATGCCAACCAAGTACACCAATACCAATCGCACGTTGTGTCATAGAAAATTTACGAGGTGCTTCCATAAAGGGTAGACCATCAGTCTTCTCAATAAATTCTTCAATCACTGTATCGAGGAACTTAGTCATTACTTGTACTGCATCTGTTTCTTTCCATTCGTCATAATGAAGTAGATTCATTGATGATAAGCAGCATACAAAAGATTCTTCATTGTTTGTTGATAAGCAAATTTCAGAACATAGATTAGATGCGTAAATTTTACCGCTTTCTTTTGGTTTTCTTTTATTTACGGTATCACTAAACATAATGTAAGGATAACCACTCTCGTAACGTTTCTGAATTACCTTACCCCAAATCTTGCGCTTTTCTTTATCGCCGTCAAGCATTTCCTTCATAAAGCTATCAGGCACCGTAACGCCGAATGACATGCTTTGAATCGGGTGTCCATCGTCTCTGATCTGCAAAAACTCGAGAATATCTGGATGATCGATCGGCATATAACCAGCAAATGAACCACGACGAACATTCGATTGTGAAACAACATTTGTAAGAGTCTCAAACAATTCCATGAAATGTACTGGACCATTTGATTTACCACCAGCAGAAATTTCAGATCCACGACCTCGCAATGATCCAAAGTATGCTGATGTTCCTCCGCCCATTTTAGTCATCATACCAACTTCAGCTTGTTTACCCAAAATCGATTCCATTGTATCATCGATATAAGATCCAAAACAAGAGATAGGTAGACCACGTTTAAGACCGTAGTTTGCCCATATGGGAGAGGCAAGAGAATACCATCCCTTCTTCATATAGTCTTCGAATTTATCCGCGAAACCATCTTCGCCTAAAGTCCTCTGTGCCTTTAACGCAATCTGCCTTATGCGTTTTTCGGGTGTTTGACCCTCCATTAAGTATCCTCGCTCAAGAAACAGACGCGAGTCTTTATTCAACCAATAATAATCTTCCATAATATATCTATACTTTTAAAATAAGTCGTCTTCGTCGTATGATTTGTCTTTCTTCGAGTATTCTGTTGGGCGTTTGTAGAAAAAGTCAGTAGCAGTATTGCCTAACACATCTTCTTCAAACCACTGTGCTTTTTCTAACATGTCTTGATCAACGTCTGCAAATACTGGCTCGATTCCAATATTTGTAAGTGATTCGTTTAAGCGGTTTTTAATAAAGTTTTGAAGTATCGGTGTTGAAAGATGCTCAGACTTATAACCGTTTACTGACCATTCAATGATCTTCGATTCAGCATTATATGCCTCTACACATTCATGACGAATGCGTTCTACGAACTCTTCATCAAACAATTCTGGGTGTTCTTCACGAATAGTCTTGACTAATTTAATGCCAACCATCGAGTGAATCAACTCTTCTTTTGAAGTATAAGCAACTTGCTGAGCAGTGTCTTTCAATAAGTTACGATAACGATTAAAGTAATTGATCGTATAGAACTGACTAAATAAAGAAACATTCTCCACGTAAAGTGTAAAAAGAATGAGCGAGTATACGTATTGTTTCTTTGAGTCTTTATAATATTTGTGTAGGTATTTACGAAGATACTTTACACGGTTCTGAATGATGTCAAGCTTGAGGTTCTCTTCGAAGATGTCATTCATATCTAGCAAATCGAGTAGACGCTCGTATGCATTATTATGAATAACCTCAACGTTAGCCATAACATAGCCAAGATCGGTGATCGATGGATGCGGTAAGTTCTGGCCTACATTAGCCCAAAAAGTTTTCACCGCGACTTCGATCTGTGCGATAGCAGATAAAGAAC